TCCGTCACCGTGGCAGACACCTCATCCACGCTCCGTACTATGACGGCTGTCTTACCCTTAAGCTGGATAATCTCATTCTGGATTCCAAATTCCTGCCCTTGCGTCTTGGTCCCCTTGGCCTCCACGGTATCCATCATAGCCTGTATGCCGCTCATGGTCCTGGTAAGGACAAATGTGGCAATCTCCGTGTCCGTGGTGATGGCCCGCAACCCGTCCCCAACCTCAATCCAGGGCATGGCATAGGTGGCTATCTTAGCCGGACGGTATGTCTTGCCGGCAATGGTGTCATAGATGGACCATGCCAGTTTTGTAAGGTCCGCGCTACCAAGGCCATAGGCCAGGAAGTTTCCTTCAACCAAATAAGCATTACTACCGGAGCCGACCACGGCACCTATGTCCCCCTCTTCCTGGCGTATCTGGACCCGGTCAATACCGTCTATCAGATAATCCTCATAGGTAATGGACCTATAATGTTCCAGTTCCTCCGCCGCAGCCCACCCGGATTGTGGATACAGGTCATTACCAGGATACAGGGTATCAGATGGATATAGGCCGGTATCCTGCAGGCTTATATATACCAATGTCCCCGTGCGGTCAAAATGCCCAAACACGCCATTAATCTCACATATGGCCTTAAGCACATCCCGGCCACATAATGATTCTGGGCTGATGGTCTTGCCAACAACCAACCCATCATTGATAAGCTCTGTCTGTTGCTGTGGTACCCCTATCTCATCACACAGGCTGTCCCGTAACTCCTTGATAGTGTGGGTGATATCATCGGAGGGATACATGGCATGATACCAGTCTGCCACATCTGCGTCAAACTTGACCATCCTGTCATAGGCCGTGATTTTCCTTTTCCTGCGGTCTGCCTGCCGGACCACACTGTCCACAGTATAGATACCATAGGCCATCTTATAATCACCTATGCTCAGTGTGGCCGTAAATTCCCGCCCCTTAATCTCGTCATCAACATCGGCAACAGTAACCACAAACTTAGCCGCCTCACAACTACCCCAGATGATGTTATTCCCAGATGACAAGCTTTCGGTAAGATTTAAAGTTTCCGCGCATATCCTATCCATATTAATTGTCAGCCATGCTGCTCCAGCATCAGCAGGATATAGGTCGTACGCAGGGTACAGGTCATTTGATGGATACAGGGAATCTATTCCTGCATCAAAAAAAGACAGTTCAAGATGTCTCACTGTCTCTGCCCTGTTATTATCCCCACGGCACCGCTGCTTAATAATCTCCGGTACATCCAGCACCTTACCACCTCCTTAATACTCAATCAGTGCTATGCGGATGGGATTGTATCGTATATCGTTTTCGCTGGCATCATAATATGGGAACTGGATATCAGGCACGTAAAATGTACCTGTGACATACTCATTTCGCTCATCGTTCCAATATTCCACATCCATGGTCACACGGTCAGGAAAATACGACTGCATCCTGATTTTGTCAGCCAGATGCATAAAAGGCGTTGTCCACTCAATCTTGGTCCTGGTATGCGGCAATACATTCCTATGCAACACACCGTATCCGTCCTGGTAGGAATCCTCATCCTGTTTCTGGTCCGGGGTTGCATTGTATGACGCATGGGCTATGAAGTCCATTGGGAACTCCCGTCTGTCAAATTTTAATAGCCATCCTCTGTATGCAGGCATACGCACCACCTCCTTCCGGGCATAACAAAAGCACCCGGTTTCCCCAGGTGCTTGCACTTAGTTCTGTTTATTGTTATCTTTAATTGCTTTATAGCTTTTTATGTATATTAGGGACCCTACCATTAATAACCAACCCCATATTTGTAAATCTTTGAAAATACCGTTATACATAAATCCAATTAGGTAACCATATACCAAAAGTATGATGCCTATAATCAGTGGAGTTTTCGGACTCCTTGTTCGCCTGGTTGTAATACTCACAATGCCGCATACTATCATGACTATCCATGTAAAGAATCCTATCATTCCGTCATTTCCACTACCAGATTCCAAGGCATTAACCATTCCTGCTGCACATGACTGGAAGCCAACGATAAACGATAAAACAATCAATATTATCCCAAAAGTCATACGGGCAGTACCAGATTCTCCTTTACCACCACTATCCTTTTTAATCTTCTTACTTTCCTTATTAAATTTTTTAGCATCCAAAAATACATCACTTTCTTTGGGAACGGATACAGGACAACCACAATTCGGACATGATGTAGCCTTGTCACTTATTTCTTTTCCACATTCTGGACATTTGATTAATGACATGATTTATTCTCCCCCTTCATTATAATAACATATTATAGCAAAAGATAAGGGGGATGTAAATCATTATGTCAGCCCTAATTGTCTACCCGTCTGCTTTTTATAATCAGATGCTCCAGCTCTCCAGAGGTCCACCACATCATCCTTATTTACTCCAGGTTTTGCAAGAATCATCCGTAAAAGTTCATTCTGTTCCCGTAAAAGCTGGTTCTGTTCTGTATTGGCCGCATATACTGCTGTTGCTATACCATCAGTAATCTGGTCCTTATTAGCCACGGCAGTCCTGCCACCCATCCGGCCAACCAATTCTGGCCCTGCTTCACTGGCAAGGAAAAGCTGTCCTTTATCCGGGAATCCTCCACTCGCAAATGTAGGTATTTTTCCAAGGCTGATTTCTCCACCTTCATATACTGTCTTTCCCATGACTGTAATTGGGTCAATCGTAAATGTAAGCTTTTCATTCAGCCATTTGGCAAAATCATTCCATATCTGTTTTGCGGCATCTACTGCTGCATCAAACGCCGCCTTAAACCCTTCCTTTATTCCGGTCAGGCCAGATGTCCATTTCTCCTTTGTGAACCATTTTGTTACATGGTTGTCCCACCAGCTTTGGATATCTGTTTTCCATTGCAATACAGTTTCGTCCCATTTTGTTTTTAAGCTGGATTTAATCGTATTGTACAAGTCACTCCATTTCTGTACTGTAAACCACGGGGTAATATGCTGATTATACCATTCATTTAGAGATGCAGTCCATTCTCCAAAGGTTGCTCTAAAACCTTCTATAATGCCTTCCAAAATATATTGCCCGTAAGGTTCCATTTCCTTTGCGGGAGAGTGAATTCCGAATATATCGCATATTCCATTTACTATCCATGTAAGCAAATCAGCAATAGGCTCTACCAGAAATGACAACCCCGCTGTCAGTCCTGATGCAATTCCAGCAATAATATTGACACCAAAATCAATAAAATTATCAGATGAAAAAGCTTTTTCAAAAAACTCCTTGGAAGTTCCGAGTAATGTTTTTGAAAAGCTCCAGTTAAATAGCGTATCTCCAAAACCTTTCCAGAATTTAGTTGCCCATTCTCCGCCTCGGATTGTATCAAGCAGAAGCCCAATTATTCCGCCCACTAAAGCTCCTATTGGACCTCCAAACATAGCCCCTATACCTGCACTAACAGAAATAAGAAGCCCCTCTCCCATTGCATTGAGGGCACTTCCACCAAAGTTTTCTCTGATAAATTCGTCAATTCCATCAATGATAGCATTACCAATAACATCAAATGCTGGGCCACCAACAAACCCTACTGTAAATCCAGTGAGCGCTATCTTAAGCCCACTGAGCGTTATTCCAGACGTGCCAATTGATTTCAGGATGCCTTTGGCTATCAAACTACCGACACCAGCAAATTTGAAAAGAGCAATTGCTGCCAAAATGGCAGCTTCTATTGGTGCTGCATCCATAAGTCCCGCAAAAAACTTAATTCCTGCACTAATAGCTGCGATTATGAGCCTTCCTGTCATTGCAAGGATTGTATCCCAGTCCAGGGCTGCCAAAAACTCCCCTATTTTCTGTCCCACCATAAACCAATCCGTATTTTCCAGGGCTGTCGCAATTGTATCCAACAATCCTATCACGAACACTGATGCCGCACTTCCAAGTGCAGAAAAATCAAAGGTCGAGAAGAATCCGTTTATTCCTGCTGCTATGGATAATCCAAAGTTGGACCAGTCAAAATCCTTTCCAAATTCCAGGGCCGCATATAATGCCGTGTTGAGCGCCCCTCCAATGGAATGCCCCACCTCCCAGAACAGGTCTGGAGATATAAGGCCATTGAGGAACTGTGCAAAACCACGTCCAAACCCCCGCGCTGACTCATAAGCCTCATTCCAGTTGATTTTCCTAAGGGAATCAGTTATAGCTGCCCCTATGTAAGCGCCAACAGAATAATAATCCCCTACCTTAAAGGCATCAATTATCTTGCTTGATATCAAATCTGCCTGGGCCTGTACATTATCCATTCCAAGGTCCAGGTCACCCAGGATGCCACCGCCCCCTCCTCCTGAACCTCCTCCTGAATTTCGGTTGGAACTTAGGTTGTTAAGTTCGTCAAACTTCGCAAGCTGACGATTCATTTCCTTGGCCGAGTTTGCCGCGCTCCCCATGTTATCCGCAATGTTCC